TCATCGAATTGCTTCCGCACACGAAGGGACAGCTCGCCGGGCAAAAAATCAGGCTCGAGCCGTGGCAGGTTTGGATTTTGACCACAATTTTTGGCTGGAGGCGCAGAGCAGACGGCGGGAGACGGTTCAGGCGTGTGTATATCGAAGTGCCCAGGGGAAACGGGAAGGCTCTTGCCTTAGACACAGAAATTCCTACTCCTGACGGTTTCAAGCTCATGCGGGATCTCAAAGTCGGAGATCTTGTTTATGGGACGGACGGAAAAGCGTGCCATGTCATCGCCGCGACAGATGTTATGCGTGGTCGGCCATGCTATGAGGTCGAGTTCAGCACGGGCGAAGTCATTGTCGCTGATGCAAAACATGAGTGGGTAACAGATTCAAGGTATGACCGCGACAGGCTGAAGGGACGAAACAACAAACACATTGGCCCGAAGCCCAGCGTTAAAACAACAGAGGAAATAGCTGCTTCTGTTTTCTGCCGTGGCGAACATAACCACCGCATTGAGGTGGCGGCTCCAGTAGACGGTGTCTGTCATGAATTGCCGATACCGCCGTATCTTCTTGGGCTGTGTCTTGGAGATGGCGCGACAAATTCTTCGCGATTTACGTGTTCTGATAAAGACGTTGAGATTATTGAACGAATAAAGGCTCTTGGTTACCCGGTTCATAAGGTTAAAGGAAGTTGCGCGTGGTCTATTTCCACTGGGCTTAAAGATCGAGATTCAAAGACAAACTCGTTTCAAGTTCAACTTCGGCGACTTGGTGTTCTTGGCAATAAGCACATTCCAAACGCATACATGAACGCGCCGTTTTCTGATCGGCTTGAGCTGCTTCAGGGGCTTATGGATACGGGCGGATTCATAAGCAAGGGTCAGGGGCAATGCGAATTTGTGCAGAAGAAGCGCGAAATAGCGCTTGGCGTGTATACCCTGGCAGCATCTCTCGGGATGCGCCCCACAATTCACGCAAAAAGAGCGTTCTGCAACGGGAAAGACTGTGGAATCGTATATCGCGTGATGTTTCATGCTTATCGCGAAATTCCTGTGTTCAAGCTAAAGAGAAAGCTTGAACGCTTGCGCGAGCGCCCAGTTAAACGGGGCTTGCAGGATTATCGGCAGATCGTTCGCTGTGATCCTGTTCAATCCGTCCCGGTCAGGTGCATAGAAGTTGATTCTCCTGATCATTGCTACCTCGTCACTAGGGGATTTATCCGCACTCACAACTCGACCCTACTTTCCGGCATCGGATTGTTCTGCCTCTGCGCCGACCATGAACCGGGCGCCGAGGTCTACAGTTTTGCGACTACCCGTGATCAGGCCGGCATTGTTTTCGGCGACGCTAAGCGCATGGCGCAGCAGACTCCGTCCCTTTGCAAGCATTTTGGCCTTGAAATACTGGCGCACTCGCTTTATGTCGAGTCGACGAACAGCACTTTTCAGGCCAAATCGGCCGAAGGGAGCACGCTGGACGGCTTGAATACCCATTTGGCCATCATCGACGAGCTCCACGCCCACAAGACCAGAGCCGTTTATGACGTTGTCGAGACCAGTCTTGGCAAGCGCAAAAACAGCCTGATGTGGGTCATTACGACCGCCGGTTTCGATACTTCCGGCATCTGCTACGAGGTCCGGACGATGGTTCGGGAGGTGCTTGAGGGCACGGTGTCCGACGAAACGCAGTTCGGAACCATCTACGGGCTGGACGCCGGAGACGACTGGAAGAGCGTCGAAGCGCTTGAGAAGGCCAATCCCAACTGGGGCGTGTCTGTCATGCCGGAGATGGTCACTTCTTTGCAGAAAAAAGCGGTTGCGCTGCCCTCAGCGGCCGGTAACTTTCAGACGAAGCATCTCGATGTCTGGTGCTCTGCCGCGTCCTCCTGGATGAACATGCCGGAATGGCAGAAAGGCGGCGATTTCTCGCTGCGGAGAGAGGATTTCGAGGGCAAGGACTGCTACATCGGGCTGGACCTCGGGTCGAAAAGCGATATGACGGCGAAGGTGCTGTTGTTTCCCCAGGAGGGCGAGGACGGCAAGCCCCGCTACACGGTTTTTTCGGGCTTCTATCTGCCCCGCAACGCGGTTCAGAATTCGGTCAACTCGCAGTATCAGGGCTGGGCCGATCAGGACCAGATTCACGTGACCGAAGGGGCCATGACTGATTACAACGTGGTCGAAGAGGATATCCGGGACGATCTCTCCCGGTACAACGTTCTCGGCATTGTCTACGACCCGTGGCACGCCACGCAGCTGATCAACGACCTGGATGACTCCGGGGCGCCCCTGGTGGAGTGCTCTGTCGTCGTCGCAAACGTGTCGAGCCCGATGAAGTCGCTTGAGGCCCTTGTGCTCGACCACAGGCTCGCGCATGAGGCAAATCCGGTCATGGACTGGATGATGAGCAACGTGGTGGCGAGGGTAGACGCAAAAGACAATATTTTCCCGCGTAAGGAGCGCTACGAGCAGAAGATCGACGGGCCGGTTGCTTTGATCCTCGCGCTTTTTGGCGCGGAGTCTGGCGACGACGAGTATGCGGATTTTGAAGGTTCTCCCTCGGGCACATTTTTGAGCTGGTAATTACATCTATGTTTCTACAGCGATTGATCAACTGGGTTGCCTCGTGGGGCGGGCCCCTGGGGACGGCTTCAGGCCAGCAGATACCCCTTCCGACGTCCCCGATCATAGACAACACGAAGCCTGTGCCGGCCGATGCCGCGCTGCAGATTTCTACCGTCTACGCCTGCGTTGAACTGCTTTCGAGCACGATCAGCTCTCTCCCGGTCTGCGTGTACCGCCGGCTTCCTTCCGGCGGCCGGGAGCCGTTCAGGGCTTCTCCGCTCTGGTTTCTGCTGCACGACAGGCCCAACAAATGGATGACGCCAGCCGACTTCATCAGCACGATGTGCATGAACCGGCTTCTGCGAGGCAACGCCTACGCCCAGATCGTCTGGGGCGCGGGAGACGAGCCTGTGGCCCTTATCCCGCTCGCCGCGGACCAGATGGAGACTTCCGTTGTGGCCGGCGGCATGGTCTTCGTGTACACGCAGGACGGTGTTAGGACCATTCTCGCTCCTGAAAGCGTGATCCACTGGAAGGGACTCGGGAACGGCTATATCGGGCTTGCGAAGCTTGCCTTCATGCGCTCGTCCATGAACGAGAGCATCCACGCGCAGGAAAACGCCAACAACCTCTTCGGAAAGGGATCGAAGCCAACCGGCGTCCTGCAGACGGACTCCAGGCTGAACCCCGAGCAGATGGCGATGCTGATTCAGCGCTTCGGGGAGCAGATGTCGAATCCCACGGGCGGACTTCTGATCGCGGATCGCGGCCTTAAGTACGCTCAGCTGAGCCTGAATCCTGCGGACGCACAGCTACTTGAGACGAGGCGGTTCTCGGTTGAGGAGATCTGTCGCTGGTTCGGCGTTCCAGCGGTGATTGTCGGGTCGTCCGGACAGAGCACCTGGGGCTCCGGGATCGAACAGCTGGTGGACGGATTCCACAAATTCACGATCAATCCGCTCCTGACTCAGCTTGAACAGGCTTTTTCTAAGCGCCTGATACCAACGGGCGACGAGGAAACAGAGATCGAATTCAAGACGGACGCCTTCCTGCGCGGGTCGTCCGAATCCCGGGCCAAATACTACACGACGATGGTCGAGGGCGGTCTGATGACGAGAAACGAGGCCCGCGAGCAGGAGAATCTGCCGCCAGAAAAAGGCTGCGATGTGCTCACGACCATGAGCAATTACGTCCCGGTTGATCAGCTGGGAAAGAACCCGGACGCGACTACGGGAGCCAGTAAAAATGGAATTTAAGGATTTTGACATCAAAGCGGCCGAGATGAAGCTGGACGCAGACAAGCGCCTCTTCACCGGATACGCGTCGACTTTCGGCAACACGGACAGCTACGGGGACACGATTCTCCCGGGAGCGTACAAGTCCGTGATCGCTGGCGGCCAGATGCCCGTGATGTTTTACGGACACGACTGGTCGAGCATCCCGATCGGCAAGTGGCTCACGATGCAGGAGGACGAAAAAGGCCTGCTTGTGACCGGCCAGCTCACCCGGGGGAGCGCCAAGGCGGACGAAGTGCTTGCCGCGCTCAAAGACGGCTCCGTTTCCGGCCTTTCGATCGGCTTTTCGGTTGACAAAGGCGACTACGAAGAGAAGACGGACAGCGCATACGGCCGCACGATCAAGAACATCTCCCGGCTCTACGAGATTTCCGTTGTCGCTCTGCCCGCCGACAACTACGCCCGGGTGACCGAAGTCCGGGCCGAGGACATCGCAGGCATTAAAACAATTCGCGAGCTTGAGGATTTCCTGAGGGATTCAGGCCGGTTCTCGCGCTCGGCAGTGCAGGGCCTTATCGCCCGGTGCAAAACGCTTTTTAAGGCTCAGCGGGATGCCGAGGCCGAGGAAAAAGCGGCTCAGGAACTGCTCAAGAAGCTGAAAAACTTCGAGCAGTCACTTTAATTCTCAAGGAAAAATCATGGAACTTAAGGAAATTTCTAACGCCCTCGACCGGATCGAAGGCAAGATGAAGGATACCTCCGAGGCAAACAAGGCTGAGCTGAAGCGTCTGGGCGACGAGCAGGTGAAACTCTCCCGCCAGCTGATCGAAGTGCAGCAGAACGCCGTCAAGGCTGTCGCCCCCAAGGCCGAAGTGAAGACCGCCGGCGCCCTGGTCGCCGAGTCTGCCGCGGTCCGTGCTTTCATCGACGGCTCCGCCACCAAGGCCCGCATGGAGCTCGCCGAGACCAAAGCCACGGCCACCGACCCGATCGTCACCCCGACCGGCGGTGTGCAGGCTTACCGCCGTCCCGGCGTTCTGGCCGGCGCTTTCCGCCCCTTCACGATCGAGGCCCTGTTCCCCAACATTCCGGTCGCGTCCAACGCTTACGAATATGTGAAGGAAAAGGACGACGGGTTTGTGAACGGCGCCGCACCGGTGGCGGAAGGCGCTCAGAAGCCCTTCGGCTCGACCGGCTTCGAGCTCATCTCCGGCACGATCAAGACCGTGGCTCACCTCGCCCGCATTTCCAAGCAGCTGATGGAAGACGCCCCGGCTCTCGAGGCCTACATCAACCAGCGCATCGTCTACGGCGTGGACCTTGCGGTTGAAGACCAGATCACGACCGGCGACGGCAATGGCCAGAACCTCTCCGGCATTTTCACCAGCGGGAACTACACCCCGCACGCCGCCAAGCTGGCTGATCTCGGCACGACCAACGCCACGCTGCTTGACCTGATTCTCTTCGCGAAGACCAAGGTTGAGCAGAACTACTTCCGCCCGAACGCGATTCTCATGAATCCGCTCAACTGGAGCAAGCTCCAGATGCTGAAGAACGGCAGCGCGGACTATTACCTCACCTCGCCCGCGTCTATCGCTCAGCCGCAGCTGTGGGGCCTGCCGGTGGTCACCACCCAGGCCGTCGCCGTCGATACCTTCATGGTGGGCGACTTCTCGGCGGCCGGCACGGTCTGGACCCGCACCGGCATGACGGTCGAGCTCTTTGAGCAGGACAGCGACAACGTCGAGAAAAACCTGGTCACGATCCGCGCCGAGCGTCGTCTGGGCTTCGGCATCGAACGCCCGGGTGCCCTCTGCGGTGGCGCCCTGACCGTTCCCTCGGCCTGATTAGGTGTTAACTGACGCATGCACCCCGGAGGCTTCCTGCTTTCGGGGCGTTTGCTTTATGAGCGTATGCAAAAAGAGATTCTTTTGAAGAAGGCTGCGCTGCTTCCGTCTGCCGGGCTTGTCAAAGCCGGTACGGTTGTCCGGGTCTCCCGGGTCGTCGCCGATTCGCTGATAGCGTCCGGTGCGGCCGAAGAGCCCCCGGTCAAGGTTGAAACGAAGAAGGCGGCGCCCAGGCGCAGAACAGCAAAGGCATCGTGATGTCGGACACTGAGTTCACAGGAATTGATACCAGCACCGCGGAAAGCGGCGTCACGCTTGAAGAAGCGAAGCGTCATTTCCGCGTGGACCACTCGGAGGACGATTCTCTGATCGCCTCTCTTTGCCTTGCCTGCACCCAGATGGCCGAGCACGAGCTTCAGCGCGGGATTATTACCCGGGACGGCGTCGAAGGCTATGCAACGGACCCTTCGGGCGTTCCGGCGGGTATTCGGGAGTGGATTCTGATCCAGGCCGCTCATTTTTACGAGCATCGAGAGGCCGCCCAGGCTGAAAACCTGATCGAGAACCCGTTCGTCGACCGTCTGTTGGACCCCTATCGCACATGGAGGTAGCCCATGAAACTGCCTCAGATTGGCGAAATGAGAAGGCGGGTTGCGATTTATAACGTTGCGTTCTCTTCTTCGGGGGCTTCGGCGCTTTCAGAAAAGCGAGTATTGATGCTGGAAGCGTGGGCGAAGCACGAAATAGTGGGCGGGCAGA